TCTACGGTCTTAACCGCCTTTTCAGCCAACCACGCATCCTTGGTGTTGGCGCAGCCAGACTGCGTCGCCGCCATTTCGACATACATGTCAGCGACCAAATCACCGTTACGCGCGATGGTCACGGAGACACGGCCACCCGCAGCCGCGGTGCCGTTAACAGTTTGTTCGATGTTTTCCATAGCAAAGTTGGTGTGACGCTTGTACACCGCTTGGAAGAAGGTAACTTTTGGGTTTCCTGTCAAGTAGACGTCTTGGGCGCCGTACGCGACGAGTTGCATGAGACCGCCGGCCATTGTGAGAGTTTTTGTACTATATGCAGAGAAAATAATTTTGCGGAAAAACACAGTTTAAATTCTCCTGGTATAATTCACATGACCGATACACCGACTGTACTCCCCGTCGAAGAAGTTGAAGACGAAGTTGATTCCGAAACCGAATATGAAACTGAAAGTGAGGTTGAGATCGCGATGGATGGCGCACAGCCTGAAGAATTTGATCAACTTCAAATCTCAGACGATGAAAATGTGGATGATGATTTTCCAGATGACATAGATTTTGATGATTTCGAGATTGAAGACGACGGCTTACTTGAAAACATAGGCAATATAGCTGGATCTTTATTTGCTACCGAAGAAGGTGACACTGTATGTACAGCACTCGTTCAAATATCTAAGCAACTCGAAATGCAGAATAAGATCATGGTAAAAATATTGTCACAAATGCGGGCTTAGAAAAATGAATCATGATAAAAGTAAGTACCCTGATGGTAATGGAATCGTACACACCCGATGATATCATTCAATGGACTAATGATATCCACGAGTGTTCAAATGAAAAATTACTCATAGTGTTGTCGGAAATGGAAGAGCGGTGGAGCATTCATGAAATCAATAATGAAGGGATCTCGTTTCACCTGGGGTTTAGAAACTTATTCGATTCAAATAATATCAATCCGGACTCCGGACTGCCTTCGAATATAGATATCGAGGAGGTCGCGACCATCAAGGAACGCGAAAAGGAGAAATTGGGACTGATGTATCACAGAGCTAAGACGTTAAAAGTATTAGACATTGATGATGATTATGAAATTAAAACGTCGATGAGGATCAATAGGTTGATCGATCAGATAGAGGACGCGTGGCAGATCATATTTCGACACAACCGAATATATGAAAGAATCAATAAACCACACATGATTCCAATAAACCCCAAGTCAGACCCCTCTATATTTAGAAGTTCGGCAATCAACAGCGATGCGGTTGAAGATATGAATCCATATCAATTAGCGTTGATATCTATATTACACCGATTGTACGAATCCAATATTAGACGGTATAAGGGTTGGTGTTGTAAACAGATCAAAACCGTTGATGGGTATGATACGCGCGCCTGGAAGCAAGAGAAGGAGATCAAACAGTATGTGGCGGACGTGAATCAAAAGGAGACAGACATGGAATTATGGAAAAATTTATGCTCACAGGGGAACGTAATCGGTAACGTCGTAAAAAATCTAGAGAATTGCACCGATATGCAGTTCCCTGAGATAAAGCGAGATCGACACGTGTGGTCGTTCAAAAACGGTGTATTACACGGACGAGTATGGTCTGACCAAACCGGTTTGTATGGAACCAAATTCTATGAATATACATCGAACGAGTTTAAAAATCTGGATCAGAGCATTGTGAGCTGTAAATATTTCGATACAGAACTCGTTGACCATTCTGATATCGATGATTGGATAGACATACCTACACCTAATTTCCAGTCCGTTATGGATTATCAAAGCTTTGAGCCTGACGTCTCGAAATGGATGTATATCATGGCTGGTCGACTGTGTTTTGATTTGGGGGATCAGGATGCGTGGCAGGTGATCCCGTTCCTAAAGGGAATCGCTCGTTCTGGTAAGAGTACTCTTATAACAAAGATTTTCGCTCTCTTCTACGAACCCGACGACGCGCGAACACTTTCGAATAATTGCGAAAAACAATTCGGACTTTCGGCGATCTACGACGGCTTCATGTTTATCAGTCCAGAGATTCGAGGTGACATCCGATTGGAGCAAGCTGAGTTTCAGAGTATCGTGAGTGGTGAGCAAGTGTCGGTCGCTATTAAGAATAAGACGGCGACAACGATGATCTGGAAGGTGCCTGGGTGTCTAGGTGGTAACGAAGTACCTCGGTGGAAGGATAGTAGCGGGAGCGTATTGCGTCGGATTCTCACATGGGATTTTAGCAAGCAAGTAAAACATGCCGATCCCACACTAGATAAAAAATTAGAGAAAGAATTGCCTAGTATTTTACAAAAATGTCTACGAGGATACCTCGAATATGCGCAAAAGTATAGAGATAAAGACATTTGGAACATCGTTCCCCCATACTTTAAGGAGATTCAAAGCCAAGTGGCGCAGGTCACCAATACACTCGAAAATTTCTTGCAATCTCCCGACGTGGTCATAGAGGCTGGCAAAAAGGTCCCACAAAAGAAATTCATGGAACACTACAAGGACTATTGTATGGCGAACAACTTAGATAAGGCACAATTTAACAAGGACATTTATGTTGGACCATTCTCACAGTATGATATAACAGTTAAGAATGATAGCGGAATATACAACGGACAGCCGTTTCAAAACCAGCGGTGGATTTTTGGGTTAGATGTAGTCACAGATGGAATCGTATTCGACGATTCCGATGTTTAGTAAAAAATGTTATATATAAATAGATGAGCGCACCAGCATCGATTAAAAATTTCCTCAACAGCTCAAACGTCGAAGTGCGCCGCGCGGCGCCCGCGAAACAAGCCTTCCCCCAGCGTCTCGAAAAGAAGATGGTCAATAATGAAAATCTCGGTGACTTCGCGGAATTTTTGAACATGTCGAATAGCAATAATAATAACGATACTTTGAACATAATTCGGGGTGCGACCTCACCGGCTCTTACATTGAGCGGTTTAAACCCGGGCATGTTTAACGCGACTGTCAATTCGGATTTTAGTCCCGACGCGCGAATAGATTTAAAGAGAATCCTCAAAACGCGTCCGATCGGCAAAACGTCGATCGGTGAAGGGCTATACATCGACACACAGGAGCTGGTGGGTATGCATGGGCGATTCAAGACGGGGTTTTCACACACGAAGGATTTTGGACCCAAGGGTGACATAAATTTAAATTTTTTCACTGTTCAAATAAAATTTACGATAACGAATGGCACTGAAACAAAAGGTGGGACAGTAAATTTTTATAAGAACGGTAAGATTCGATTCTCGGGTGGTTTCATAGGAACGAATATAGCGAATCAACCCGAACTGATCAGGAAATTCATGGTTCGAAAATATTCGAGTGGTTCCGCGTATCTGTATAATCCATTCACGTATAACAATCTCAGTGGACAATTCAGAATCAATGGAAATTTTGTGTCGCTCTCGGTGGTCGCTGCCTCCGGTAGAAAACATGGATTTGAAGCTAAATATACACCCGAGCTGTCTCCAATGTTATACATAGTGTATAAGGGGCACAGGTACATAATCGGACAAAGTGGTGCGATACAGATTTCCGGCGCGGCGAATCCCTCGCAATTGATGAAAGCGTATGACCTCGCACCAGAATTTTTGAAATCATTGCACAGCGATGGCAAGATTCGATTAGCGGCGTCCATGCCCCAAAAATTGGCTAAGAAACGGGTAAACACAAAAAAGACCACATGCCCAGCCGCGCGCCGTCCACCGTGTAAGACTGGCTTTAACGCGCGTAAAAACCCACAGGGTGATGATTGCTGTTATAAAACACCCAAAGGGAAGACAAAGAGAAAATCTCCAGTGAAAGACATTAAAATTTCATACGATTCGAAGGGGAACGTCATGATCGGCAAAAAGAAATGCGAAAAAATGACGAAGCAGACGCTCACACAGATGGCGAAGACTCTCGGTGTCGTTGGAATCAAATCGATTAACAAGAAGGAAAAAATTTGTTCCATGATTAAACAATTCGATTTAGGGAATACGAATTTCAAGGTTGACGGTAAACCGTGTGTGATGTATAAACGCGACGAGTTGGTTGGGATGGCGCTGCGTAAGGGTATATCTGTTGACGATACCGATACGATTAAAACTCTGTGTGAAAAAATGAAGTTAAACGTGAATAAGAAGGCGTCTAATGCTATAGCTAAAAAACGCTTGAATAGGGAAGTTAACAAGGCGATTAAAAATAATATTGAAGAGGAAAAGGTCTTAGCTCGAAGACGATTAAATAACAATAGTATTAAAAATGACATCGTAAAATTATACGGTTCTACATGGATGAAAAAATTCAAGTCCGTCATGAACATCAATAAAGATGTCCGCGAGATGAATACCGTACTAAAGAGGAAATCAAATAACGTAAATATCACAAATAAAAAAGGCTACTTGAAGAAACTAGAAGCTGATAAAATAAAGAAGTCCATCGTTCAAAAATGGAAGCTGACGCGAAAAAATAAATACGAGAAAGAGATAGCAAAGAAGATGTACGGGAAGCATGGAAGCGCCGTGGTAAACTTTGTCATCACCCACAATCCAACCAAGAAAGAGATCGAGAAATTCATTAAGATTCGTGAGAATCTTCGCAAGTGATCGATCTATTGATAGTTTTATTTGGTTCAGCTGTTTGTTTAATATGTTTTGTATGATACGAAAAATCATATTTTTTAAATTTTTCTTTTATCTTGAAAGATACACTCGTCGCGTCGAACGCTCGCTCGATCCCGCGACAGACGGAATCAATTTCAATTCCTAATAAATAATCCTCCATCTTTAAAAATTCTTTTAGTTTTTCGTCGCGCATCCCACCCTGTTTCATTGATTCGAACATTTTCTTCGACATTCCATGAGATATACCGAAATTCTTTGTTTTATACCCCAACATGCCGACATTTTCGTCGACTATCAAAGGTGGACTCGTGACTGCGCAAGACGCCTTAACCGCCGTACCACCGAGTGCTAAATAAAGTACTAGTAGTAACAGAATCCACAACATGTCATGTATTGATAAAAAAAATATCGATATAAAGTAGCATGGTCGAAAAGAGAAAAAGAGTCTCAGCGAGTTCTGGCACACCGACATCACCATCAAAGAAAAAGATCATAGTGAGTCCCCAATATAAAAAATTAAGCACATGCACACTTCGTCGAATACGAAAAAACGTACCAAAGGAGGTCGCGATAACCAAGATGGAGATCCAAGTCCAACCATCCCGTGAAATGAAGCAGGATATTGAAGCTAAGCTCGGTGAGTTACGTAATGAACATAAATTAGGTATTCTCATAGGAATCATACACGAGGGACATAGAAATCACGCGATTTCTATATACCGGTGGGGTGACTTTATATACTGCTTCGATTCACACGGAAAGTTACGTAATAAAGCGTCGGACGTTATATTTGGTATAGTAAAGGATATTATGGGATGTGAAATATTAAAAAATTACAGAGGTTCGAATCTACAAGCGTATGATGAATTTGGTGTGTGTGTTGGCTTATCATCAAATTTCATCATGATCATGGCGAATCGATCGACACATCTTCGACAAAAATTTTCAACGACGATCAAAGAATCCTTAATCGGGTTAACCATGAGCGCTATCGAAAAAAATTTACAAACGAAAACAGTCGCGTTATCTAAACCCCGATCCTCAAAATCGTCGAAATCGTCGAGATCCCTGACTCCCATGAATATAAATAAAAAAGATTAATCTTCCTGTTTATCTTCCTCGATTCGTATCGCCCACTTGTTAGTTTTTTTGAAATTGTCGTAATCGATTTCCTCACCCATCACACCGATAAACCATTGTTTAATCCCACTGAATGGATTCTTCTTTTTTGGTTTTTTTAAATCTTTATGTTTCGTATATTTTGGCTTATTACTAGCGATCGTTGGAAATGTTTTAAGTAGCATGGTACTAGCATTAAAGATTTTATACGTATTCATGCCATGAGATATATCATAGGTGATTGTGTAGAAAAATTAGATGCGGTAGAAGATGCCACTGTCACTACCATATATTTAGATCCACCGTTCGACAGCGGGAGAGATTACAAAATGTCCGTGAACGATTCGACGGGATTCGCGGACACCTGGAAAGGTGACGATTATAAAAATTTCATAACGCGAGTCATCGACAAGTGTTTACCGAAACTCACACCGAACGGTACGTTATTTTTTCATATATCGGCGGATCGAATGTTCATCCCTGAAACTATTTTAAGGGAAAAATTTAAAAATGTCGCACCGATCTTTTGGAAGAAATGTCGGTCGAAGAATAACGTCAAGTCCAAATTGGGCGCGACGATAGACATTATTTTCAAATGTACAAATTCAAAGAAACCTAAATTTAACATGGTATATCAGTCTCGCGATAAAAAGTACTTGAATACGTCATTCAATAACAAAGACGCGCGCGGTAATTATTCTCTCGGACATGTAGTCACAGAAAACACAAAGAAGGGGTACGCGTACTCCTTTGAGTTTAATGGGAAAACCTTCAACCCCGCGTCTGGATGGCGAATCAAGGAAGAAGAGCTCATAAAACTCAGAGATGATGATCGTTTACACCCACCAAAAAAAGAAAATTCAAAAATATATAAGAAAATTTATCTACACGAAACAGAGGGCAAACCGTGTACCGATTTGTGGGACGACATACATTCGATTGGACAGGGGTCCGAAACGCGGTCCTACCCAACCGCAAAGCCCATTCAATTACTCGAGAGAATCATATTCATTTCAAGTGATGAGGGTGATTTGGTCATGGATCCAATGTGTGGATCTGGGACGACCGCAAAGGCATGTAAAAATTTAAATAGGGAATGTATACTCATAGATATGAACGATAATACGGATATAATTAATAATCGACTACTTCTTTAAGAGTTCGTAATGGTGGTAGAGGTGCGCACCGCTCATATACAGAGCCAACGCACAGGCAAAGACTACCGTTTTGTCCCTTTTCCACATGGATGGAGTTTTGACAACTATTACGGACGCGACCAATGTAAAGTATACTAAATGAGGGGCGATTAATCCGAATTTTTGTTTAGAGAGACCAAGCATTTATATTATACCAGTAGAAAAAATATTGGTATAAATTAACATGAAAACGAGTAAAGCGGTTACCATTTTTTCAATGTTGTTAGTGGTGGTATTGTGTTGTGTCGTTTCTGCCATGGGAGCTGTTACAGCGTTTACCGTAAATAAAGACAACACTGTGACCGATATAGATGTTAACGCGGTCAAACGAGAGACCGAGGTAGACGCACCGCCACCGTTCCCAATACACTGTACTGGAAGCTGGTCGGCTTATTCACCATGCGAGGATGGGAAAATGTCTAGGGAGTTCGAAATACGCTACCAGCCAAATGAGACCGGTATTCCATGTCCAACCCCATTGACAAAAACGTACCCGTGTACTCCCGGCGAAAAACGAGACTGCATGGGTGCGTACCGGAACTTTGGAGAATGTCAATATACCGGAGTGGAGCAGGTATACGGGACGAAATCACAGTCGTATAACGTCATCCAACCTAAAATAGGTGAAGATATGCGAGAATGTAGATATCCAGTATTATCTGGTGATATAGTCGAAGACGGTCATGTAAAAACAGTCCCGTGCGAAAAACCATGTTCTGACGAAGAAAAGGCTGGGAAGGTGGGTGATATAGGCAGGTGGCAGGATCATGTCATCGTCGCGCGATGTCAAAAGTGTACAGGGCAAAGTGAGGCGAACTGCAAAGCATGGCTGAATCCGACGTGTGAGATTGGGGTCGCTGAACACGGAGATGGAACGGGAGACACGTCTGGGTGGAGAACAGAGGGGTGGGGTAATTCGGCTGGAGATGTAATCATGGATGATCAGATTTCATCGTATAAGACGAAAGGTCCGATGGATTGTCGGTTCAAGGCATATGAACGCCTTTTGAATCACCCCGATGGCTCCGGTGAATCAATCGTGTTATCTCACAGTCAGGGTGGGAGAGCTGTGCCGGATGAATGGAATGATAGGATCAGCGCACTTCAAATAACTGGGGGTGGAAGGCGTGATTTTTCACTTGACGCAGCGTGGAGGGACCTCGACAGTGATTCCGATGACGATTAGTATAGATGTCTCCTACACACAGCTTTGTATTTATCGTTACCCCCAATAAGATCTAAAGTATTATCAGTAATTATCCTCCTTGTGAATGGTCCGGGTGTTCCATCCCTACACTCCATACACAAAGCGGACAACTTCGTTACACTCGTCGCGAGTGGTATACAGTCTAGAATTTCACCGTACTTTTTTTGTCTATAATCACCGTCTAACCCAGCGAGAATTATATCCTTTTGTAAAAATAAACACATATTTATGAATTTAAATATATTGTCGAAGAATTGCGCTTCGTCTATGGCGACGACGTCAGCACTGCAGAATTCATGTTTTAACAGGCAATCCGCTATGTTATCCAATTTTATACAGTTAAATTTTACACCGTCGTGTGTATGAATGACGTCACCCTCACCCCGAGTATCTTTTGTTGAATTAATAACGACAATTTTTTTACCCAATACGTTGTATCTCTTAAGACGCCGAATAACCTCGGATGTCTTCCCAGAGAACATGTTGCCGATGATAATGTCGAGTTTACTCATTTTAAAAAAGGAGTTTCTATTTTCTAAGCTAGTATCATGACCAAGATCATCACGGCTAATTTCTTAATATGGAAGTCAATGGATTTACAAACCGAATCGAGGAC